ACAAGCACCAGCGCCTGTACGTGAAGCACCTGCTCCAGTTATGCCTAGTGCTGCCGAAGATGAAGATGACACTATGTCATACTTCGCTAAACTAGCGGCAGAATAACGTCAACTTCATAAGACGGTAAAGTATGAAACTAAGGGGACGCGAAAGCGTCCCTTTTTTATTAGTTGCGCCAATCCATGCGCGATTTATTCGTTTTGTAAGTGCTGATAGGAGATCCTAACTCACCCCCACCATTATTCACCACATTTGAAGAAGTGCTTGATGACTGACTAGCGTCAACATTATTATAAACATTATTAGTAACACTCATTCCTGGTATACCGGTGGCGTAAGTCGCATCATTAATGTTACCTGTGAGTGCGCTTGCTGTTGCTGCTTTAATGATTAATTCATTTCCCTCTTTCACGACAGAGAAGTCCTGAATTCTTTGACCCAAACCTTCTTCATCAACTATACCCGCAAACTGCCCTGCTTCGATAACTGCATCAACTGTAATGAGTTTAATAAAGTCGCCTAATCCACCAACAAATGAGTTAACCGCGCCCATAGTGCCAACTGCAATTGATGTCTGTGTGTTAAGTCCTGCAATATCTTCTTGTAGTTTATAACCATCAAATGCTGCTGTAACAACCGCAAGAGGTTTTAATATCTTTCCTGCAACTCGGGCAGTCTCGCCAACAACAGTTCCTACTCTTTTAACTATTTCACTATTTGCTGCTGTCTTTGCTGCATTCTTTATAGACTCGACTACTTTAGCGGACGCTTTTCCTTCTGGCGTACCAATTACTGCGCCTTTGGGTGCGTTTCTTATTAGAAGTTTACCTGTATCCGGATTTCGAACAACAGTCTTTAGTGTTGTTCTTCCTCGTGCATTCGGTGCACTTTCATATACTTCACCTAAGACTCGATTATTTGGTCCAACGGTTGTCTTCGCCATGTTCTTCAAATATTTTTCATTGAGAACTGCTGCTGCTTGAGGCGCACCCTTACCTGTTGCGCCACTTACTTGCTTAACAGGTTCCGGTATTTTAGTTAATATCTCTGGTAACTTGACCGGCAGTGCTGTGAAAAAATTCTTCAATGACGCGGTCATCGTATTTAACTTTTTACTGTCGAGAAGAGAATTACCTAGGTTTTTAAACCCTTTAGTAATTTCACCCATCCAACCAACTGCGCCCAGAGAGTTTAATCCTATAGCAGTCATGCCGCCTAAGAATAAAGTAAAGATTCCTGCAGCACCAAAGAGTGATGCTAATCCTGCTACTAGTCCTGGAGACAGAGGACTTTCATCAGCAGGTTTATCAGGAGTTGACGAAGGTTTTTCAAGAGGATCGGGTTTAGGACCTGCCAACTCGCGCGCCATTTCAAGCATATCAAGTCTTTGTGCCGCTAAGTCTGCGAAGAACTTCTTAAAATTCTTACCCTGTTTCCCGACTTCTGTTGACAGTTTATCTAACTCTTCGTTGGTGATCTCTTGTTCGAGAACAACATCATCCAGTGTTATTTGCGCCATTTGCTTTTCTTGCCTCTTCTTCTTCTTCTAATGCTTGCATGAGCATAATTAAATGTATCTCTCTCTCCCAAGGCATCATCATGTCCATTTCAGTTAAAGAATATTTGTGATGTCTGGTTAACAAAAAATTAGTACGGTAATAATTTGCTAGGTCTTCATGAGAGAGACATATTAAAAAAAACTTTGCATTCCTTTAATGACTGTGTTATTATGTTCACCACAACTGCTACAATCAAATTCAACATTGTGTGATACTTGCGGCATCGTCTCGATATATGCTGCAACCTTTTCGAACTGCGCTTTTGTCATAGACTCGATAAAGTTTTTGATACTCTCGGGAGTCTCTTCACTGACATTGATTCTTTCTTCCTGTGTTAAGACAGTATCAATGCAGTTAGCAATAATCTTGAAACCTAGTTCATCTGCATCACCAGTCAAGTCCATTGAACCGTAACTAGGATAACTCATCTCAAGAGATACGTTTTCGTCTAACACTACTACGTTATTACTCTTATTCATTTTACATTCGATGTCTTCGAGACTAATAGTTACAGGATGCTCATTTGAACATGCCGAACAAATCAAAGAAACATCAACATTCTCACCGACTGATTTAGAACGAATCTTAATAAACATGTATTCTAAGTCGAATGTTGTTAAACCATTTCGTGCAATAGGAGTCTCTATACAAGCATTAACTGTATCAATAACAGCATTCATGATTTGATTGAGGTCTTTAGTCTCTGCTGCCATCAGAAGGATCTTTTCTTCTTTAACTAAGTAAGGTCTAAACTTTACTTTTTGTTTTGTTGATGGTATTTTCATTTCATACTTTGGTGTATCATTCAACTTTGGTAATGCCATTATTTAATTCTCTTTAATTATATGTTGTATAGTTTGTTTGTAATCTGTGAACCAATGTCGGTGGTTATTCCACCCTCTGCAATAAATCCTACTTTAGTGTCATTCTCTGCGAAGTACTGACCTTTCCAAGACCTATATGAGAACTCAACGGTGAATGAACTGATCTCATTCTGAGACTCGTCCGACAGTGTTTCGTATGCAATACTAACGGGATATGCTCTATCTAGTGTCCACTCATATGCTTTAGATCCTTCTGTGCCAGCATCCAGATCGAAATCAAGATTGATATTGATAGGACCTAATTTAATATCTTTGCTGTAATTGAGTACTGGAATAGACCAACCCTTTCTCAATTGTGCTATTTGAATGGGTCTAACATACGTATCTGGATAAGCAGACGCATACACGCCTTCTTGTTGACCTCGAGGCAGAATCTGATCTTGCCATGCTTCAAAGTATTGTCTTGCGCCATGATCGTTTAATACTCTAAATGTCATGGTGACATTAGGATTGTTAAACCCATACACTACGTTTTGTAAGTCTGCGCCCATCTCTCGCTGTGTAGTTGCCAACTGACGAGAAGGCAATGTGATGCTAGAACATAGCAACATTAAGTTTCGCGGAGATTCAGTATTACCTATCGAAGGCAAAATCACTGAATATAGATTAGTTCTTGCAACACCTTTCTTTGCGGTAACTAATGCTTTGAGTTGTTCGATACTACTTGGTGCTGCCATTAAATCATGCTCCTAGAGTCTTTATAAACTTGATTCTTGTTACCCTGGAATTGAGCAGTCGGCAAGAATGTAGCAATCTCCCATTCAGGTGGTGAAACCAATGCTAACTGACCTTCTACTTGTGATGTCAGATAATGTTTTAAACAAGGTTTAAAGTACTTCATCTTAGCAGATGCTTTCAGCATACTGTAAGTTGTCTGGAACTTTGTAGTTTCATCCCATGCTTTGTTATTAGTAACTGACATTAAACTATCAAGAAACTTTGCTCTCAATGGAATAGGTAAGTAGTGTAGATTCAGACCGTAGAACCCGCCCTTCGCAGGACCAACAATGATGACTAAAGGAAATGCATCCCAATAGGGAAGTGTGTCTTTATGTTTAGCATCATAAAAGAACATGAACATATCGCCGATACCGGTTTCTTGACGCGCAGTTTGCTTGCTCTTCATCGTTATAGGTTCTTCGCGCATTAACGCCCGCCGATTAAGACCGCGCATGTTCTGCACTTTACGCCTAAACCAAGATTGCGATTCTTTAGTGCGAGGAGTAATTCCTGCACGAAACGCTTCTGCTTCTACTTTGTTAAATATATTACTCATAGTTCTATTTAGTCTTTTTCCTAGAGTATGGTTTCATTTTCTTTAAAGGTTTAATACTTTTCTTTGGTTTTGCTTTCTGAGTTGACTTAGGCATAATACCCATTGCTGTCAATTCATTCTCAGTCCATATAACAAAGTCCCAACCATTATCCTTAGCATATGCTGATGCTGCTTTCCATTTGTTCTGATTCTTTATGTAAGTCAAACCTTCGTTGATGTATCTCTTTGTCTTACGAGAACCTGTAGGTGGTGATAGTTCTTTGTGTGGTTTGATTTCAACCAGAACAGTCTTACCTGTACTCTTGTATGTCAACTTCAAGTCCATAAAGTATCGATGATACCTCATATCAACCTCATAGAGATAAGGTATGACAGTCTCTTCGCTTGACCAGTACTTGATGTCAGAGTTATCGTCTGCCCACATGAAAGCATATTTCTCCCATAGAGAACGATAAACGACCTTATTGTAATCCCCTTTGTACTTTTCGGGGTTTTTAACTTTATATCTTCCAGAATATGCCATAAATATACTTATAAATAACCTCATAGAAACTCTATTTAGTGGACAAATAAAATGGCAACGAAAGTACTACACGACGAAAGCAAACCGGATAAAGAGAAAGAAGCGGAAGCGTCCCCCGCAGCAAGTCCGCCAGTCTTTAAATATCCTCTAACTATGCCTGAAGACGGTATGGGTTATCCTGGTTCAATAAGATTTCAAGCAAAGAAGATAGACGGTATAGACATTACTGGTGCGATAGGTAGTCTGTTCGATAAATTGGGCAGAAATAAGGGTATCAACCAGGAAACAGACGCCACAGATGGGACTGATGCTGATAAGAGTGCAGCAGAAGAAGCAACTAAAAACAACACTCAAGTTGAAGATCCAACTGGAACTACTGATGCGTTAGCACCTTTACTAACGTCTCATGAAGACAAAAGTCAGGGCGAACTTGTAGGAACTGTTGTCTTGCCTCTACAACGAGATTTAAGATTCAGTGACAACGTGGCATATGAAACTGCTAATCTAGGCATCATTGCTCCTGCACTTGGCGCTGGTATTAAAGGTCTTTCTGAATTGACAAATCCATTTTCGGGTGGAACTAACGGTGATGGTTCATTTAGTCAGGGTGCAGCAGGACTTGCTGCACAAGCAGCAGCAAAAGCAGCAGGAGTTGGAATAAGTGCATTTATTGGTAAGAAATTTGGTAGTGGTTTTGTTGGTGCTGCTCTCGGTGCAGGTCTAACTGAAGGTATCAGTTCTGCTGTTAAAGATGCTACACGCATAGCATCTACTCCAAACCAAAGAACAATGTTCAAAGAAGTTCAACTTCGCCAGTTTGCATTTACATTTAAGATGGTAGCAAACAGTGGGGAAGAAGCGGAACAGGTTAAGAACATAATAAAGTTCTTTCGTACTGAGTTGTATCCTGAAAAGATAACATACGGAAGTGCTGGTCTACCATTAGCATATAAGTTTCCAAACGTATTTGAAATAGAGGTTAGAAATCAGTTCGGCAATGATGCAGCATCCAAGATTCAACGATGCTATCTTCGAGATGTTCAGACATCATATAATGGAACGGGTAATGGATTACATATTGATGGTAACTTTGTTGAAGTAGATATATCATTATCATTCCAAGAGATAGCAGCACTTGATAAACTCAAAGTATCTAAGGAAGGTTTCTAATGTCAAACTATTTCAAGAATTTTCCCAAGACATTATATAAGTTTGGTAACAACGAAGACGCTGTTACCTTTCAAAAGTTATCAAAGTATGTTGATCTAATCGATACTGTACGAGATGATAATGGAACATACATTGAATATGAAATTAAAGATTTTGAGAGACCGGACACTTTATCTCAGAGATTATATGGTAAGAGCAACTACGACTGGACATTCTTTTTAATGAATGAACGACTGCGCGAGACTGGTTGGCCAATGCCTCTTCAGCAACTTTATGAAGTAGTACAGACTAAAACGTTTCCGCATTATATTGTTAAGATGAATACTGGTGTCGGTACTAGTGATTTAGAAAGGGCAGAATATGTCTCACTTTTTGCTGACAAGTATCCTGTAGGTCAAGAAGTTATTATTGGCAATGCTGCTGGAACAGTTGTGTCCAAAAATCTTAGTGTAGGCGAAATAACTGTATCGTGTGACGTTGATGTTACAAGCACACTGTACTTGTCATATCCAGACAATACAAATATTGTTAGTGTATCAAGTACAGTATATCAGTACGAGGGAACACACCACTATACAGATTCCACCGGCAATGAAGTTGATCTATACTTCGATACTATACCTGGCGCTAAACTTCCAGTATCTAATTTAGAATACTTTATCGCACAAAATGACGAGTCGAAAAGAATTCGTGTATTGAAGACACAGTTTGCAGATAAAGTTGTAGGTGAGTTTCTTAGATTGACAGAGAGATAATATATGTCTGACACGAAATCCCAGTTTAGTATATTAAGTGCATCAATTCTTCTATCGACACCGAGCGGAAGTGATAGAGTTATTGACGTTAGAGAGAACGTAATTGAGGTGCAATTCTTCGAGAATCTTGATTCACCATACATCGATGCGAGAATTGTATTACTTGACGATTTTGGTTTATTGACTGCACTGGGTATTCAAGGCACAGAAAGAATACAACTCTTGATAGGCGATGCTGTCAATTCCGCTAAACCGATTATCGAAAAGGTATTCTTCTTTGCACAGGTCAATGAGTCTAAGAAAATTAATGAACGAAGCGAGATGCTTTCTATTGAACTTGTTGAAGAACATGTATATGTAGATGCTGTTAAGCAGTTCAGTAGATCATACACTGACAACTTAGAAAATATTATAGAAAATATATGCAGTAAAGATTTAGGCAGAAATGTTTCACGAGATAAGTTCACGGGTTCAGTTCAGGGCACACGTCGAGTTATTGTACCGTATCTTAGTCCTCTCGAAGCGATAGAATGGTTAAAAGGAAGAGCGACGACAAAACTGGGTGCACCTATCTTTCTGTATTCAAGTCTATATGATAATAACTTAATAATGTCCGATTTAGACAATCTCTTACGAGAAGACGTTATCAATGATAAATTACCATTACGTTATGCCAAAGCACTTCAAGGTTCAGAAGATTCGTTAAGACCGTATTATGAAGTAATTTCATATAGATCAATGAGCAATTCAAACACGCTTGACATATATCAAGATGGATCGATTGGTTCACTCTATGCTAACTTGGATGCAGGCACAGGCAATTCTGTGAATTCTCACGTATCGATTCGAACTACGCTTGATGAGTTCTACACAAATGAGTTGATTCGACAAAGTAGCACACAGTCTATTTTTGATCCTTCACTATTGATTGACGGCAAATTGTCGGACGAATATAACTCGGCATCGATATTCCAAGTCACATCATCAGGAACATACAATCAGTTCAATAGTGTTCATGACGAAGCAACATTCATAAATGATAACAATGAAGTTGACGAGTCTCGACTTAAAGTTAAGAATAAAAACATCTTACGTATAATGGAAAAGTCTGTAATCGATATAGGAATGTCGAGCAACTTCTTCTTTCAAGGCAAAGTCAGTGTTGGCAATAAAGTGAGACTTCTAATTCTGAGTTCAGACACAGGGCAAGATAATGCGCCTAATGCATCACAGATAGATACAACAACGTCTGGAGACTATTTGATTATGGCAATCAATCATAAATTAGTAAATGAGAATGCTGTTGCTCAAGTTAGACTATCTAAACTTGGCGACTTACCGAGTGATTTTGCACTATGAAGATATTAGAAACCATACCAAAAAACTTTTACGGTGATGATGTACGATGGTTTTTTGGAACTGTAATAAACTCACATCCACCAGCAGGTCTTGAAGGTAGAGTTAAAGTGCGTATCAATGGTGTTCATAGTCCTAGCACAGGTGATATTCCTGAGAGAGACTTGCCATGGGCACAGGTGATGCTTCCTTCTACAGAGGGCGGTGTTTCGGGTATAGGTAGAATCACACAAATAGTTCAGGGTGCGTTTGTATTTGGTGTGTTCATGGACGGTAAAACTTCTCAGTTACCTCTTGTGCTGGGTTCTTTATCTCGCACAGAATATCCTTCAGCAATACAAACAGAGCGAAGAAATCCAAACACAAATCAAACTGTATATGATAATCGAAGTAATGTTGTCACGTCATCATTCAGAATAGATGATGATCCTGACGCGGGCGAAGAACTTCGCGCACAGCAATCTATGAAGTTCCTTATTGACAATGGTTATTCATTGATTCATGCAGCAGCAATTACGGGTGCTTTACTTGCACAGTCCAATCTTGTAACTTATCCGAAAGATTGGAATTCTCCGAAATTTAATTCGTTATTGGGTATCGCAGGTTGGAAGAAAGTTGGAGGTAGCACTAGTCGCTATAATAATCTATTAGAGTTTGCACGACAATCTCAGTCAAATTCGGATTGGAAACTATTCTCTGTTCAGATACAATTCGTGCTATATGAACTACGCGGAGTATTCAATCAAGTGAATAGTCGTTTAATTGCTACAACCGACATTAAAAGTGCTAGTGAGGTGGTGAATAGATACTATCTAAAGAATACTAATGTTAGTGATAATATTGCACAGAAAGTGTATAATGAGGTCATAGGATAATGGCAATAACAAGTAAAGATCCGAGCGCAAAACTAGCGCAAGATGTTAAAAATCAGGTATCATCTACCGACACGACTCAAATTACTAATGCAGCAGATAATGCAAAACAGTCACTAAAAAATGCTACGACTACTGTAACTGGTTCTATTGCTGGACAAATTGAAGGCGGTGTACAGTCCGTTACACAGAAGTTCGACAAGTACAGTGATAAATTAAATAATATTACTACAGAAGGTTTGATCGCTGACGGCATTGAAAGTCTCGAAGGAATGGCGACAGACTTTGTTAATTCAAGTATTGCAGGTCTTACAAGTAAACTCGGTTCTGCTGTTTCAGTAACATTCAGCGAACCCGATTCAAACGGTCTTGTCTTTCCTATAGCATCATCTCTTAAAGTTCAAGGAGGATTGAATCCGACTGTCGCATCTATATTGCAGTTAATCACTGGATTAGGCATCAACACAGGCAATTTGCAGAAAGCAGTTGTTGATGGTAGTCCACAGGGTATACTAGATGCCGGTGGTGATCTACTTTCGGGCAAGATGGGAGCATTTAATGGTGCTGCTGCAATCTCATCTCTTGCAGAAACCGCAGTAGAAGAAGTAGTTACCGAACTCGAAAATGTTCAAACTGGCGCTTTGGCAAGTTTAGTTGATACTGGTGATAATCTTGTCAATTCAGTTAATAAGAGTATTAGTAATATACCAACTGCGTGGGACTCTGACGGAAACGTTACTGCAACAACCTCAATTTCAGGATCAGCAGATAATAACGATACATCATTTAATGCCGCAATAGCAAATATTAGGGCGGGTATCACTGATTTGAAAGCGACAGTTACCAGTGCGGGCGATATAAAGCAAAATCTTGAAGCGGGTAAAAATGACTTAGAAAATCTATCTGGTGGAATAGACGGCGTTACTGTTATTGATGCTACTACAAAGGGTGCTGAATACAGAGCATTTTATAATAGTAAAGGCGACGAGTATCGTTCTCTCATAAGAACAAAAGTAGCAAAAGGATCAGAGCGAGGCATCATTCAAGGTCTTAGCACAGATACACAGCAGACTATCAAATCAAAGATTGAAACCTTTGCGCCCAGTCTAACTCAGGATGATGTTAATCGTGTGATAAATTTAAGTCAGGGCGACGGCGAAGATTACTCTCTTGCAATTAAGTTAATGAAGAGTGCAACAGGTAAAGACTATAATATAATCAACAGTCTTTTGAAATCTATCGACACCTCAATATATGAAGCGACAAGAACGTCACCTTCGGAGGTCGTATTCCCAGATCCCTATGTTATTGGATCATACGGTAAAGCATGGGAACGTGGCACAAATGATCCTGTGTTTCCGTACATATCGTCACTCGAAGAACTTCAAGCAGAAATGAAAAATATTACCCGTGAAGTAACTGAAGTGGTTGTTCACTGGACAGAGACTCACACGAATAAGAATATTGGGTCCGAAGAGATTAATAAATATCATCTGAGTGCTGGTCTTGAGGGCATAGGTTACCACTATGTTATTAGAAGAGACGGTTCACTTCAGAGAGGTAGACCAGTAAATCTGCAAGGTCAACACTCTCCAATTAATAATCATGATGTGCGAACAATAGGAATAGTATTTGTTGGTGGTATTAACGTGCCTAGCGAGACTCAGAACAGCGAGAATTTCTTATCTGCACAATCACTAACCCGAAGTCAGTTTAACACGTTTGATCATTTTTGTCGAGCAATGTACACAGTGTTACCTGGAGCGCAGATTGTTGGACATAACACTATTGATGATGACGAGTTCGATCCTGGATTTGACGTGGTAGAATATTGTGAAGCGAGATTTGGTAAGAAGTCTTTGTTCGCTGATCCTCTGAATCAATCTCCTTATAAAGTAAGTATATTGAATGAACTGACGCCTGGGGAAACCGCCGCCCAGCAAGCAGATAGTATTGAACTTATCGAATTACTGGGATACTAATGACTAATAAAATAGACAACTACAAAAAGAGACTAGAGCAAAGCGAAGGTATCGAGTCTACGCAAGGCATTCCTAAAACAGGGTTTGATGATCCGTCTGGCGAATATCCTAAGAACGAATACTTTTTCGGTTCTGGTGTTAACAAGGCAGCAAAGGGCGAGAAGATTAATGGTCTTGATATTGGAGGTGGCGATAATGGTATCGAACTTAATATTACACCTCAGAAACCATCTCAGTATCCTTACAATCAAGTACAAGAAACACAGTCGGGTCACTCTATAGAAGTAGATGATACTCCTGGCGGAGAACGCATTCTTCTCAAGCATAGAACAGGTGCTGGTGTTGAAGTACGTGCTGACGGAAGTGTCATTATTGTATCTAAGAATCAGAAGATTGAAGTTACTGGAGGTGATCACACTACTATCGTTGAAGGTGGTGGAGAACTTATCTATAAAGGCAATCTTAATCTTACTGTATCAGGCGATTATAATGTTGATGTTGGTGGTAATTACAACCTTAAAATTGCAGGTGATAAGCAGGAAGAGATTAAAGGTCGTCACACAAAGACGGTTAATCGAGATCAAAACTATACTATTCGTGGTTCGCGAGGTAGTCAAGTAGTTGGCATGAACACAGAAACACTACTCGGCGATAACTATGTAATCGTGAAAGGAAATCAAAATAACTTTGTCGAAGGAAACATCGAGTTACTAGCAGGTAACTCGCTAATCACAACTGCTGTTAACGAGTGGGTTGCCGCATCATCGACTGCTAACATCACAGCAAGAACTGTTAGTATGATTGGTAACAAAGGAACTATCGGTGGTCCAATGGTTGATTACTACGGCAAAACGTATGGTGGTTTGCCAGGCGGTCTAACTAATCTGTCAACATTCTACGGCACATTTGTAGGTAAAGCATCTGAAGCAATTCATGCTGACTATGCTATCACATCATCTATAGCACAGTTTGCAGCAGGTGCGGCAACTGCAATCATTGCTAAGAAAGAAGCGCCATGTACAGTAAAAGGACCATCACCAAAACCAGGCATATTTCAGTTTTTACCAATTCCTCCTACTGCGCCTCTTCCTAACCCAGGAATCATCGAAATGCAGTTAGCAACAAGTAATTACGGAATCAGAAATGTACAAGTTGATCCAAGACTAGCAGAGAAGATTAGCAAGTCGGATGACTATAAGGGACTATTCAACTTCGATCCTACGATTCATGAGATTCGTTCTAAGTTGAGAGATCCTGCAAACTTTAACAACGGTGGGTTTACAAGTTATCTAGTTGCAGAAAGAAAACTTGCTCCAAATTTCAAACAGAATATGCCAAAGAATATTGGTCGATCCGCTAGTAAGAAAGGCACTATTCGTTTTGGCAATAATATACTAGGAAACAATCCTGCGGACACACGTAGCAAACGCTTTAAGGTAAATGAAATAATATGAAGATTCTAGTTGATCCACAATATAATCCACCATTCAACGCAATAACGTCCGCAACTAAACTTGGTCCAGGTATAACGATTGCTAAATTTCTAGGTGCTAAAGGTTCGCGAACACAGTTAGAAAAACTTTATGGCGAATCATTCTTTGGCGCACCCGATCTCAATCAGATTGCAAGAAACCTTTATTTACATTCTTTGGCAATTCAATCCGTTATTGCGAATCCACAGTTTGCACAGCATAGACTGGTAGTAAGCGAAGGCATTTACGAACCTAATCCAAAATTCAATGTACAAGAAATTAAACAATCAAGTCTTGAGCAGGCGAAGAAACTCGCAAGAGAGAATAGTGGTGGCACTTATGGTAAAGGTGCTGACGGATATATCGCTAGAATACCAGTCTATGCGGGCGAGAAACCAACAAAGGGTAGCATTAACGAATATCGTCGTGACGGTAGAGCAGTCGTATATCAACTAATCGACAAACATGGCAAGACTGATCCCAGATTGTCTTTTGACCTTGC